CCTTTTTTTCTTAAAAAATTAAGTAATATGAAAAATGTATTTACATTTATAATATACACTACAATTTTTATTGTATGTGCAATATTAGGAACAGCAGTAACAAATGGTTACATAGATTCAAGAATAAAAAGATATGATGAAAAACATCAAATAGAAACAGAAACAGAACACTCTGCAGCTCCTGCTTTCTTTAATCAATCTCCTGAAGAAGGATTAGTAGAAGCTTTAGAGTACTATGAAATTCAATATCCTCAGATAGTATATGCACAAGCATTATTAGAAACAGGTCATTTTACATCTTCAGTATGTAAAAAATATAATAATTTATTTGGATTATATAATAGTAAAATAAAAGATTATTACTCATTCGAGCACTGGTCTGATAGTGTAAAAGCATATAGAGATTGTGTACAATATAAATATAAAGGTAATACAGACTATTATGCATTCTTAGTTAATTTACCTTATGCTATGGATCCTAACTATATTAACAAAATAAAACAACTAGAATATAAATATGACGAGAGACGATCTACACAAGCAAACGAGTGAATTAATTAAAACAAATAAAAGAATAGCTTTACAATGGTGTACTGGATTAGGTAAAAGTAGAGCAGCTATAGAAATGGCTAATTATATACAGGATAAAGAAAAAGAAGGTAATATAAAAATACTTATTGTAGTAGCAGAGAACGCTCATAAAGATAATTGGAAGAAAGAACTTATTAAATGGAGGCTTAAATCTAATGATATTACTATTGAGTGTTATGCTTCATTACCAAAGTATAAAGAAACTTGGTGGGATTTAATAATCTTTGATGAAGCTCATCATCTTGGTACTGATTTGAAGTTAGATATTCTACAGAGCATTATTACTGAGCATGTTATCTTATTATCAGCTACTCTTCCTGAGATACTATTACAGAGTCTTACTAGAATCTTTGGTGAGTTTAAGGTATCTAAAGTATCTCTTAAACAAGCTATAGATGAAGGAATGTTACCTCAACCTAAAGTATTTTTAATTCCCTTGAAACTAAATAGTACTGTATATAACTGTACTATAACAGAAGAATGGGGAGATAAAGATAAAAGGATTACTTATAAATGTACTTATCCTCAAAGATGGGAATTTATAAGGAATAAGAAAAAATATCCTAATGTAACTTTATATATATCGTGTACACAGTTACAGAAGTATGCATATTTAACAGAACAGTTTGAATATTGGAAGAACTCATATATGAGAAGCAGACAAGAGTATATAAAGAATAAATGGCTTCAAGCGGGTTCTCAAAGAAAAAGATTCTTAGGTAATATAAAGACTGAATATGTTAAGATATTACTAAAAAAGTTACAGAGAAAAAGATTAATTTGTTTTTGTGCTAGCATAGAACAAGCAGATTATTTAGGTAAAGATAAATCTATTCATTCAAAGAAAAGTAATTCTTTAGAAATAATTAATGCTTTTAATAACAAAGAAATAAATAGATTATTTGCTGTAGGAATGCTTCAAGAAGGACAGAATCTTGAAGGTATTCAAGCAGGTATAATAGTTCAATTAGATAATGCTGAAAGAGCATTTATTCAGAAGTTTGGTAGAACTATTAGAGCTGATAGTCCACAGCAATTTATCTTCTATTATGAAAATACAAGAGATATTGATTATCTTGAGAATGTATTTGAAGGAGTAGACGAAACTTATATTAGTACAATAGAAAACTTAGAAAACTTTAAATTAAATGGATAAGGTATCAATTAACAAAGATGTCCTAGAGAAAAATAATTTGAGTATGGATGAGTTTTTAATATTACTATTAACTTATAATAAAGCAAATATACAAGAAGTCAAACAGTCCCTTGTAGAAAAGGGACTGGCTGACTTTAGTGTATTTGATGATGAATTAGTTATTAGTAGTACAACTAAAGACTTAATAACTAGCATAACTATAGACTCTGATGTTAAAGTATTGAGCAAAGACAAAGAGTTTAAAGAGTTAGCTGACAAACTCAAAGAATTATTTCCTAAAGGAAAGAAAGCAGGAACTACTTATATGTGGAGAGATTCTACTGCTGTTATAGCAAGAAAACTCAAAACACTAGTAGTAAAATATGATTATCAATTCACTGAAGAACAGGCTATCAAAGCAACTAAAGCTTATGTAGAATCATTTAATGGTGATTATACTTATATGCAGTTGCTTAAGTATTTTATTCTCAAGTCTTTACCTGATGGTGAAATTAAATCAGACTTTATGTCTTATATAGAGAATGAAGGTCAGGAAGATGAGCTAAGTGACAACTGGTTAAATGAAATGCGATGATTCAAAATAATTTAATCACAAGAACATTAGAAAACATTAGGAAAAGGAGACAGAATATTCTTGATGGTAATGTAAATAGTTTGCCTCCTCCTTTTCCTAGATTTGCTGATGATTTTATAGGATTCGAACAGGGTTCTTTCCTAACTATAACTTCGTATACTAAAGGTGCAAAAACGCAATTTACTCTACATCTTTTATTTGCTGCTTTATACTATATATATCATAATAAAGAGAAAGCAAGATTAAAAATATTCTATTATCCTCTTGAAGAGACTCCTGAAAGAATTCTTCATAGATTCATAAGTTGGATACTTAATAAAGAAGAGCGTTTTAGAATTTCTCCAAGAGATTTAAGGAGTTCTAGGAATGATTTCCCAGTATCTGAAGAAGTAATATCTTTAGTAGAAACTAAGTATAGACACTATTTAGATTTCTTTAATGAGGTATTTGTATTTAGTAGTACTTCTAATCCAACGGGTATCTATAAAGAGTGTAGGAAGTATGCAGAAGATAATGGTACTTGTCATATGAAAACGACTAAGTATAAAGATGATTTAGGTATTCTTCATGATGTACAAACATTAGATTGGTATGAACAAAATGATCCTTTTGAATATAGAATTGTAGTAATAGACCATATAGGACTTATAGACACAGAGAAAGGCCTGACATTAAAACAATCTATTGATAAGATGTCTGAGTATTGTGCTAAAGAACTTAGAAATAAGTATAATTTTACTCCTATAGTTATTCAACAGCAAAGTGCTGAAAGTGAGAATAATGATAGTGTAAAATTAAATAGAATTAGACCTTCAGGATTAGGCTTATCAGATTCTAAATACACTCAGAGAGATTGTAATATTTTAATGGGTTTATTTAGCCCGTTTAAGTTTGGACTTAAAGAATATATGGGTTATGATATTACTAAGTTCAAAGATAATATTAGATTTCTAGAGATATGTATTAATAGAGATGGGGAACTAGGAGGAATAATTGCATTATTCTTTGATGGTGCTACTTGTACTTTTACTGAGTTACCTAGACCAGAGGATAAAACTTCTTTAGAGAGAGTATATAAGTACTTAGATGATATTAGAAAACCTGTTATTCCTAATAAAGTAATGATCCTTTATAGTATAAAGGAGAAAATAAACAATTTAATAAGTAAATTTAAAAACTAATGGCAAATGTATGTTTAATTATGGGTGCTAGTGGTACTGGTAAATCTACTAGTATTAAGACTTTGGACCCAAAAGAAACAGTTATCTTCAATGTATTGAAGAAGAGACTACCATTTAAAGGTAGTAACTCTCTGTATAATGCAGAGAATAAGAATATGTTCAATGTAGATAGTCATGATGCTATTGTTTCATATTTGCAAAGTATTAATACTAATGCTAATGCAAAGCATATAAAGAATGTTATCATTGATGATATTACTTATGTGATGAGAAAGGAGTATTTCAAGACAGCAAAGCAAACTGGCTTAACTTGTTAAGGTCAGTATAAACTGTTCAAATTGCTGGGAACCCCTTAGAGCCTTTAAGCTACAACATAATCAGTAATGGTAAGTGTGAATGCTTGAAAATTAAAGGATTGGGCAATCAGCAACTAAGCGTCTATTATAGATGAAAGTTCAACGACTAAAAGGACAGATGTATGAAACTAAGAAAAAAATACATAAGAGAATATAGAATTTGGAAAAACATGCGATCTAGATGTAATGCTCCTTGTTTTAGTAATTCTACTTATCAAAAAAAAGGTATAAAATGTTGTAGAAGATGGAATTCTTTCGAACATTTTTTATCTGATATGGGACCCTGCCCAGAGAATTATACTTTAGATAGAATTGATAATAACGGAAATTATGAACCATCTAATTGTAGATGGGCTTCTATTACTACACAAAGTAATAATAGAGGAGAATTTAATTTGGTATACTCGTATAAAGGAGAAAATCATACTTTAAAAGAGTGGTGTAAATTACTAAATCTTAATTATCAAACTATATATTGTAGGATACAAAAAGGATTATCCTTTTTAGAAGCTATTAAATATATAGATCCTAGAGATGCTAAAATTTGGTGGGAAGGAAAAGAATATACTAAACAAGAATTATGCAACATGTTTAATATTCCAATTCAAAACTTTTATGATAGAAAAAGAAAGGGATGGCCTCTAGAAAAAATTCTAAAGACTCCTGTAATACATAAGATATAGTCTAGTCTTTATAGAAATATAAAGTATTTTTGTTAATAAGTTTGTCGATATGGCTGCTCATTTCCAGAGTATCATCAGTACAGCAGAGAATATGCGTGATGACATCAATGTATTTATGTTGATTCATTGTGAGGAGGTTATCTCTGATAATACTATTGTAGGCTATAAACCATCTACAGTAGGTAAGTTGATTGACAGTTCTTATAATCCAG